GTTGAATCAGCTGGCGGGTTGTGTACAACCACCTGTATTCCCGCGTATTTCTCTTCCATATCAGGTGGGGGTGGGGTGGGTGGCTCCGGCGGGGCCTCGGGTTGTTGCCCCTGGGGACGGGGCTCGCCAGGGTCCGCCTGCGGTGTCGTCGCAGCAGGGACTTGGCTGCGGCTCACCGCGGCTGGCTGGAGGCTGGTTGCCGGTTGCCGGGGTGGGTTTCTGGCGGGGGGGCAGGGGTCCGCCGGGTGGGGGGTGATGAATTCCGACGTTGGTTCTGTGATGTTGAGCGCGTACTCGCTGCCGTAGTCCACCGCCAACATGTGGGACATGTCGGGTAGATTGCCGCGGGGTCCGGCCAGGATTGCGAATGGCAGGAGCCAGTCGGCCGGGCACCCGTACCGCAGAAGAAATGCGGCCGCTCCATCGGCATTGGGTTTGCTTTGTGCATTACTGAGGGGCTTGTGTGGCTCGTTGTCGTGGATGGTGACAGAGGGGTTGATCTTTTCTTTCCGCAGCACCGCCAACCGGTGCTTGAGCACCGGGTCGCAAAACGGGCAGCCGCGATTGGCGGCCTCAGCCGACAACGTTTTCGCCATGTATCGTCCGTCCTCATCACCCGGCTTCACATCCACGGCCCACCCATCCTTGATGCGGTCGCGGGCGCACTTCGGGACGAATGCATACCCACATGGGTCGTCGGCGGGCACCCACCAACAGGAGTAGTAATCGGCGTGCGGCCCGCCGCGTGCCTCGATCGGGTCCTGCTTTAGCCCGTAACGCTCGAGAAGGTGCCCTTGGAGACGCGCCACGGCATCGCGGGGCGCCACGGGTGACCAGATGTTCGCGCCGTCGTCGCCACCAGCAACCCCCCCCAAGAAGTGCTCCTCCAGGCCGAGGTCCCGGACCGCCGCCGATACGGCGAAAATGTGGATGAGTGTGTTGCCGAAGGTGGTCCATGCCGACCCGGTGGTGACCTTGCCCTTGACGTGCGCGCGCAGGTACGTGTACATCCCAAGGCTCGCGCGAATGTCGCGCTCTATCGTGGCAGTGAGGAATGCCACGAGCTCCGGAGATGTTGGGAACAGCGTGTACAGCCACTGGAGGAACTCCGCGCGTATGCTTCCATCCCATCGCGCGAAGTCGTACGACACCCACTGTGCCCCCCCTTTCCCGTACACCCACGGACCCAGTGAGGCGAGCTCAGTGCGGGTGCGCCCTGCCCCCCAGTACCAGCGGCGCAGTAGCGGCTGGTTGGTGCCGAATTGGCCCGTGAAGTACTCTTTTACCACCTTCCGCAAGCGGCGCTCCACGATCATCATGATTACCAAGATTACCCCATCCGGGCACTCGATGTTGCGCAGTCGCTTGTGCCCCAGTTCCAGCTTTGGCATGCTCTCGTTTTGCCTGATACACTCATCCGTGGGCTGCACCTCCGCACCGAGCGGCCACGCGCGGGCTCCCCTCTCGTACCACCGCTTGCGCAGTTTTTCCGCCTTGTTTCGCCCGTGGCTTTCCGCGTAGATGGCAATGCACTCGTCGACCTCCTCGTTCGTTGGCCTAGCCGTCAACTCCCCGGAGTCCGGGAGGAGCTCAGCGGCGTCTGTGCGGAACTCCGATGCCAACTTGTTCATTGCCGTGAGGACGGCGGGGGCGTCGAACCCAGCGTCGGGCGTGGCCTCCAAGAAGCGGACGAATGCTGCAACCGCCCCACTGGCGTCGCACCTGAACACGCCCGGCCGCTGCACGTGGGCGGCGCCCGTGCGAGTTAACTGGTGTGATTGCCTCTTTGCCGTGTGCATGGGGGCACTCGCCTTGATGGAGAGGGTGACGTTGAATGCTGGATCCACAACGAATGTTTTCGGGACTTGGGACGGGATGTCGTAGACCTTGTCACCAATGCGCGGCTCATGGCCGGTGCAGTCGGC